TGTCAAGACCTATTTGTTATTATTACCTATCAATTTATAGTTGAGTATGAAGTTGTCTACCAATAGTTTGGTGATAGTGGCAAGAATAACTACTTGGTCGCCACTCATGTCAAGGTACTTGTCCACAACGTTGACGGACATTAAATGCCAGACTGATTCTTCATCGATCTGTAACATACCGAAATCTATCGGATCTTCTTTATCAACCTCTTGTGCTAACTCGGCAACTAAGTTAACCAGTTCATCTGTAGTCATTTAATAATTCCTTTAAATCGGTATTGAATATTCTATCACGTACTGCAAACAGCTGTTCCATATCCATACAGGAGATAATTAAACGATTAAAATACTCATAGTTAATCTCTGTGTTTCTAAGGACTACACCAAGATTATAATCTTCTTTGTCAACCATGTCAACATAATATTCCAATGTTACCCCTTTGGCCTGTGCAAGCAAGGTGATAAAGTCCATGTTGCCAGTCTTAATATCATTTGTCTTTATATTCAATACATGAGAGTATAGATTTAGGCCGCTACGACATTCATTGATTTTTTGGTCCAGTAGTCTCCTGACCTCATTCCTATTGTGTTCCAGTATTGTTTGTGGTGTATTGATCTGTGGTGTATCAGGCACGAATGTATCACCGACCAGTCTCCAATTCCAACAATTGGTCAATGTCATACTATTTGGTAATGGTTTATCATATTCAAACAGTATTGTATCATAATGTATAATGAGGTTCTGATTGGCATCCTCTGTATAATATATGACTCGTAAAGTCTTTACATCTAAAACAAACTTAATCATTTCAACCTCTCATAAAAATAAAAACCATTACTAATACTGTTCACTGCAATATGATTCTCGGTGAAATCACATGGACAGCCAACCTCATAATCCAATCTTTCTGATCTGATCTTATGTCCAGTCTCAGGATCAACCACATCAATATGTCCTTGTCTGGTGATTGATAACAACTCATCACCTTTGAGTGTTAAATTCCATGCACCATCAGCTCTCAGTCTTCGTATCCAAATCTTATTACCATACTTATTGAATGCGACCAACATGCCATCAGAATTGGTTACATAGACCAATTTATGTATCGTATGCACCGGTAAAAACTGATGAATTGAATTTGTACCACAAGGTTTCTGCCAGAGTATATCACCGGTCAAACTGATACCATATATTTTACCGTCTTCAGTAGTAACAACAATTACATCATCAATAGTATTTGCACGACCTTTGACCTCACCGATGCCTTCAATGACCCAATTCAATTGGCCTGTTAAAGGATTCAAACTGTACAGATTACCATTGTTTGAACCACATATGATCATACCATGCAATAGATTAGGTGAACATGGTATCACACCGCCTCTTGTTTCATATCTCCAGATTGTATTGCCTGTTCTAGTGTCAAGACAAACAATGTCACCTCTAGCTAACTCAATACCACCCTCTGTTGCAACATATAATCTATCGTGTTCTATATGCGGAACTGAATGAAGGTACATATCTAAGTGTCTCTTCCACACTAACTGGCCTGTGTGTCTGTTCATCTTATAAATGGCACCATCATACGAGGTGATGATTAGATTCTCTCTGTCGATAACAATCTCAACACCAAGACCTTTTTGCATATAAGGTTTGGGTCCCTGAAATTTCCATAGTATATCGCCAGTAATGGTGTCATGACAATATATCTCATGCCGATCATTACCATAGTATACCTTATTGCCTATAATCTTTGGTATTGTCTTACCTTTAAATTGTGGCCATTGGTTTGATGCAAGGTTGCGCCATAATACTTTCTTAATAATTTTAGGATTGGCATCATCTGAACGGGTGTCACCTAATTCACGGCGATCAAATACATATTCAACCGGCATACCTAATGCTCTAAGTCTTCTCGACCCTCTGAAACGGTAGAAGTCTATCAATACACAACATGCCACGGTATGTAACTGAATACCCTCTTCAATTAATGCATCCTGACATTTTTTATATGTTGTACCAGTATTCATTAAATCATCAATGAATACAGATATCTCGTTGACCTTTGGTCTAGGACCTTCAATCAATCTATGTCGGTTTCGGTTTTTTCTTACATCACGTATCAATAATGTTTTGATAGATATGCCATCATTTGATGCGGCAATCTGTATGGAAGATAATAATGGGAATGATGCGAGACCATTCCCATATATTACTGTTGGATTGTGGGACTTTATCTTGTCCCACATTAGTTCACCAGCTAACTTTAAATACTTACCTTCAAGTAACGCCTCTCTAGTGTCGAACATGACTCGAATAGTCTTTTTCACTGCATACTCACCTAGAATCACCGCATCACTAATCAATTTACTTCTCAATTCATCACGAATAGACATTACATTACGACCTTTCTTTTATGTACCTTCCTGTCAACACATCGACAATAATCTCAAAACTATCTGGTTCTTCAAAACTATTAGTTTCATAGTTCCATTCATTACATGGCATACCAAGACATTTATAACCATTGACTATCATTGTACCTGTTCTATGTATCACCAATCGAATAACCTTAACATCATGTCTAATATAGTCATTCATATCCAAATTTTCAATATCAATTTGCGATTTATCTTTTGAGTAAATTTCTTTCATCAAAGATTTTGAAGAAGGAACTTTTGTTAATGGATAGACAGTCTCTATACTTTCAACCACAATCGGTTCATTTTCGCCTTCCAATACCGTACCAATAACAAGAGGTTTTATGAGATGTTCTGGTAGACTGACTATAGGTCTGGTGGCGATTATATCTTGATAAGTTTTAAAATTCAGAATACCTTGATTATACTTGTGAAAAAGTGGATTATTCAATCCATCAATGAGATAGAAATAACCATCTTGGCCAACAAAAACTTGATCAGATGTTACGGTCAATTCATCATTGATTCGAACACAATGAAAATCGGATGGATGTACATAATACTGCACACCTCTGACATTGGTAGGAAAGTTGTCTCTGTCTTCCACCCAATCACCAGGAACAATGTCATCGACATATTTTAGTGATCCGTCTGCCATTTTTATTTGTGTTTCTTTATTTTTTATGAGTGCCATTTTTTATCTCTATTAGTTCCGTGTTTTGCATTTTGTTAAAGACCATCATCTCCACCACCACCACCATCAGGTGCAGGACAAGGACAAGTTACATTATTACCTGGAGCACCCGGAGCTCCGGGTGCTCCTGTAGGTCCAGTGGCTCCTTGGGGACCAGGAGGTGATGGAGAGCCCTGAGGTCCGTTTGGTCCAATTGGACCTTGAGGTCCGGTTCCACCTTGTGGTCCAGTTAGTCCAGTAGGCCCCTGGAATCCCTGTAATCCTTGTGGTCCTTGTGCGCCTTGAGGACCTGTATCGCCCGGAACACCTTGTGCGCCTTGTGCGCCTTGAACGCCTTGAGGACCTGTTGGTCCGGTCGGCCCAATTAAACCTTGTAATCCCTGTGGTCCTTGTGCGCCTTGAGGTCCGGTTGGTCCTTGTGCGCCTTGAGGTCCTGTTGTTGATGAATTGGTGATGAGTTTCATTGTACCATCAGTATGGCGAACCCAAATATTTCCACTCTCAGTATTAACAGCAAGTTCACCAGTAACAAAGTTTACGGGATTAGGAACAATCGCTCCATTCGTATTGTATGGAAATCTTATTTTTATTGCCATGTTAGTTCCGTGTTTTGCATTTTATTAACCATCACTCTGTTGGCCACCACCACCATCTCCACCATCGGGCGATGAACAACTTGCAGGTGTGCCTTGTGGTCCTTGTGGTCCTGGTGGTCCAGTAGGACCAGTAGGTCCTGTAGTTCCGGTTGACGGAGTTCCACCTGTCGCACCGATTGGTCCTGTTGCACCCGGAGCTCCAATTGGTCCTGTTGCACCCATGGCTCCTGTAGGACCTGTGGATCCTCTGCTACCATCAGGTCCTGTTGCACCAGTCGGGCCTAAGAGACCTTTCGGACCTTGTAGACCTTGAGGTCCTGTAGGTCCCTGTAATCCCGTAGGTCCTGTTGGTCCTTGTGTACCTTGGGGTCCTGTTGAACCTGTTGAACCTTGCGGACCTGTTATTCCTTGAGGTCCTGTAGGTCCAGTGAAATTTACGGACCTCATACTACCATCATTCGAACGAACCCACATTACAGCATCAGCAGTATTAACAGCCATTTCACCAACCTGGAAATTCGCAGAATTTGGTACTGTGCCTGAGGTTGTGTTATATGGTATTCTAATTTTAACTGCCATTAATTTTCCTTATCATGCACATATTACACTTCCAGGTGGACCAACAGGTCCTGGAGCTCCTGGAGGACTAGCACCTACAGGACCTACTACCAGTGGACCTGGAAATCCTTGTATGCCTTGATTTCCTATTGGTCCTTGTGGACCTTGGCCGCCTTGAGGTCCTGTAGGCCCCTGTAATCCAATTACTCCCGTTGGACCTTGGAGACCTTGTGGTCCTGTAGGTCCTGTAGGTCCAGTTAAACCTACTGGACCTTGCAATCCAGTTGAGCCTTGAGGACCGGTAGGACCTGTTGATCCTATTGGACCTTGTGTGCCTTGAGCTCCTGTAGGTCCTGTTGATCCTACAGGACCTTGGGGTCCTGTAGGACCATCGAGTAATTGCATTGTACCATTATTATGTTTTACACGAAGACGACCATCAGCAGTATTAATTGCTAATTCACCAGTATCCAAATTACTCGGAGTCGGAACAACTCCAGAGTTTGTATTGAAAGGTATTTTTATTCTAAATGCCATAATGGTCTATTTATCTCCATGGAGGACCTTCTATCCATGCGACAAGAGAATTTCTTTCTCCTGACTCAAGTTTTGTTACTCTGTGTTTAATGAAAGAAGGAAAAATGATTATTGTACCTTTCTGTCTCAATTTAATAATTTCTGGTGGTTGTGGAACTTGAAGTTCCAAATTGCCACCGGTATATAAAGATGGATCAGTCAATTGAATGACCATAGATAACTTTCTAGTAGAAACTAGATTTTCTTCCCAAAAAACATCTTCATGCCAATCATAGTGTCCCTCGTTTGAGGACTTATAATTCGTAAACTGTAATGATGGTAAATAGTTTATATCCAAACCAAAACAGTTTGCATTGGCTACATAAAACTTTCTTTCTATGAATTTCCAGACATCTTCAAACGTTTCATCCCCATAATTTATCCATGAGATAGTGGAATTTCTGATCTTTGGTTCTGACCGACTCTTAGCGAAAATCTTACCTTCAGTACTAGGATTTTTCAAACCCTCTTGCACAATCTGATCACATATATCTGGTGGGACGCAAGACTCCCACATCTGCCACATACCTTTCATATCAAATCTCCATTATTAACTATAAGTTCCGCAGTCTATCAAATATCCATCGATTGAAGCGGTAGAGGGACCAGGTCCCACAATATTTCCACCGGTGTATAGTTTCTTTGCGATACCTACACCACCAGCAACGGTGAATGCACCAGTAGTAGTTGAACTGGATTCGGTTGTCTCATCAACAATTACACGACCCTTAGTCGCATTAGTCGTTGATCTTAGTGTCAGATTACCACCTGATGATTCGGAACCAGTGATCGTTCCAGCATCTTCTAGAATTTGGTTTTTTAGTACGGTTGCCATTTCTACCTCTTTTGTTAGTATATGTATTTATCTACCAATTAATCTTCTCTTCGTCATCCAGACTATCAATATCAGGTATTTCCAAGTAATAATCATCCGTTGTCAGAGCCTCTTCACCTAACTTATGTAATATGCTATTAGTCTTTAGTAATTGAGTTGCCGCAAGTGCATCTATACTTGTCTTTGCACTGATTGATTGTTTAAGTCTTGTTGCTTCAGTTTGACCTCTAAAGGTATTATGACAACCTTGACAACAAAACGGACCTTTCTTTCGATGTTCTAGATCACATTGAGGACAATTCTTTTTTCTGTATACTGGGTTAGCCATTAATACTCGTCATATTCCTCATCCCGATACAGAGCTCTTTGTTCAAAAGATTTCTCTTGTATCGTTTTTTCACCCCATATTTTTCTTGGATTAGAACACATCACACAATTACTATTACCACAGGTTAGTGCATGTTTTTTGTGAAAAAAATGCGGACTCTCTTCATTTACCTGAATTCCATGAACACTGGCAATCTTCTTCTGTCTCATCATCGCATTTTTAGTATTAAGAATTCTGCGAGAATTTAGAAATTTGAAAACTTCATTACTCATAATAATCTCCAAAAGAATTAAGAAGTTATATTATAACATATTTTACATCACAATTCTATTACATACTGAGAATCTTCGCTTGTTATCCTGTTTATGAAGTCTACCGCATCATTTTCATCCAAATAGTACCGGATTATTAATTGTGATGTATGAACAGAAACCATCATTAGAAGTATATGATATTCATCATAGATCGAAAACTTTATGACCCATCCATTCTTCTGAACGGTCATAAAGTGTCTCGTCTTGTTCCTTACTTCATTAAACTGTAGTACAGTTTTTTGTGACTTCTTTTCATTTTTCATCAGTTTAAATCTTAAACCTATATAATTATTTTCCCGGAATCACCATCTCTTTCATACCTTTATTTATTTTTTAATGGATTGAATTGCGTTATCCGAGTATGAGGTGAATAGATTATTGGTTAGTTTATCAAAAGATTTGATATTTGACACTTGAAAGGCCTCATATGTATCAAATAAAGATTCTGTGTACTCTTTCGTTTTTGTGTTCATCTGTGTAATAGTGGATTCTGGATTTAAGTAATTAAACATGGTATCTCCTTAGTTGTTGTATGCGTCTTGCACACATTCTATTTATACTGCACTGCAACATCAATCAGTAACAGAGTCTTCATATTTCAGTTTAGCTAAAATGTAATCCTTAACCAGAGACGATCTTACGATATCATTAACAGAAAATTCAATGCGTGTAAATGCACCCATATGATGTGCAATATCGAAGAACTTCAATAGTCCAGACTTATCATTAGTTTTTCTGAGATCGGTCTGACGATAATCACCGCACCATATGATTTTTGAACGATAACCCACCCGTGTCATGACAGTATCGATTTCCTCGAAATTCATGTTCTGCATCTCATCTACAATAATGATGGCATCATCAAATGACATGCCTCGAATAAATGATGTACTGATGAATTCAATGTAACCTTGTTCTTCCAATCGTTGATATGCATCACTGCGATCAAAGAGTGTGTGGCAGATTTGTCTATATGGCTGTTGATAGATTTCCATCTTCTCGCCAACATCACCCGGTAAATGTCCCATCTCTCTCGATTGAACAGCCGATCTTACTATGATTATTTTGTTGAAAGGATTAGATTTATCAAGAACTTCCTCTAAAGCTTTATACATTGCAATGAAAGTTTTACCTGTTCCAGCAACACCGTGTAGAGCGACAAAGTAATCTTGGCGTTTGTATGCCTCGAAGAAAATTTTCTGATTATCAGTTAGAGGATCAAAGGTTTTTAAATCGTCAATTCTAATCTTGAGGTGTGTGCCAGGTTTAGGTGTGGTCACTTTGTGTTCACCATCAATGTCAACTGTTTGCTTGCGAGCCATGTGTTTCCTTTACAGTTTGTTAATTACGTGAGCTTTGTGTATCTTGCAACTCACCCATCGGTTATAGTAATCTTCGGTTAATAGTGCATCTCTTAAGAATATCTCTTTCGTTTCCCGATAAGAACATTCTGATCTAGTCTTACAGAGATATAGAATAGTGCGTGTAAATTTATCTTCACCAAAGGTTTTCACATCAGTCTTCAATTCTTCAGACGAACTCCAATAGTTCTTCCATCCTGAAGATAGACGAACTTTTTTTGTTTTACCTTTGATTTGTTTTCTGCCAGATTTGGTGAAGAACTTCTTACCAATATATCGTCTTTGATTCAATGTGTTGACAATCTCGTACACAAAACCGAAATTGTCACCGACACCTTCTTCAGTGAATATTTGACCTTTATATGTCCATTCACAGGTCATCATCTTCGTTTTTACTTTCATCATCAAGAAACAACATCTCTGCACAAAATGGACAGAATATTGGATCAGATTCACAAACTTCCTCGTCATACTTTATAGTGAAACTGTTATCACAGTTTTCACATGTATGTTTAATAGTAGCCATATTCAGCACCTCCTGGTACTATATATCACCACACTATTCTACTTTCTCCCACTTCTTAATTGGACACTCCACAGACTTAACATAGGTCTTACTGGATATTGGACAATTACAAAGATTGCAAACTCTCATATAAAACATAGTAACATTATGTTCACAAGACTTGCAAATTCTTCTTCTCTCCGCAACTACTGGATCATTATCTCCATACACTATGCTTTCCCCCAAACATCACCCCAAGTTCCTGACAATGCACCCTTAGCATAATCAGTAGCACGATTCTCGAAGAAGTTTGTGTGTACTGGACTATTAATCATCTCCTCAACCCATGGTAAAGGATTTCTGCGAACATGAAATATACCTTTCATACCAAGGCCAATCAAACGGCGATCAGCAATGTATCGAATATATTTTTTAACATCTTCGGATGTTAGACCTTCCATCGTGTTAATACTGAAGGCTAGATCAATGAACTTATCTTCCAATTCAACCATCTTCTCTGCGATAGTGTAAATAGAAGACTTCAATTCATCATTCCAGATTTCATTGTTTTCTTTGATATATGTCTTGAACAATTTCATCATCGACTCAGCGTGCATTGTTTCATCAACAATCGACCAAGTAACAATCTGACCCATACCTTTCATCTTACCATGTCGTGGGAAATTCAATAACATAATAAAAGAACTAAACAGTTGCATACCCTCGGTGAAGGCTGAGAACACAGCAATGTGTCGTGCTGTGTTCTCTTTAGAACCATTCTTCGATGAAATATCCAATACATAATCGTGTTTGTCTTTCATCTCTTGATATTCCAGAAATTCATTATACATTGTATCAGGTAAACCAAGAGTTTCAATCAAGTGCGAGTATGCAGCAATATGCAATGCTTCACGAGCAGCAAAACCCATCAGCATCATACGAACTTCAGGTTGTGGAAAGTGTGGCAAATAGTTACGAACATAACCACCTGCAACGTCAATGTCACCTTGTGTGAAGAATCTGAATATATGTGTGAGGAATTGTTTCTCTTCTGCGGACAGTCTCTTCTTCCAATCTTTAACATCTTCCAGCATAGGAACTTCGGTGTGAAGCCAATGACTCTGTTC